TCTAAGATAGGTTTGACATCAATACATAATTCCATACTAAATTATAAAGAAATACTAAGAGAAGAGCTCTCAGAGGATTTAATAGATTACTTTAACCAAGACTTTGATAAGATATGATTGTAAGAATAATATTATCAACCCTTGTGCTTTTAATGTCCATACCCTTCTATGTGGCTGTATGGGTGTTTGGGTATTTACAGGGTTTTAAAAAACAATAAGATATGAAAAAAGATAGTTATTACATAGAGTTAGAGAAGGAGGGTTACTACAAGACTGTAGACAAACGCTCTAAAGATTATAGGGAGTACAAGAAGTGGCTAAAGAAGTCGGGTGAATACGAGTCCCTGAAAGAAAACATAGGTAGCCAGTCTAAAGGGCTGGGCGACACTATTGCTAAGATTACCGAAGCTACAGGAATAAAGAAGCTCGTTAAGTTTATTGCTGGAGAGGACTGTGGATGTGACGAGAGACAGGAATTGCTTAACAAGAAGTTTAAGTATGGTAAAGTTAATTGCATTAATGAAGATGACTTTGATTACGCTACTGACTTCTTTAAAGGAAATCCCAACAGAGTGACTAACAGTCAGCAGTTAAGGATGAATAAAATACACAATAGTATCTTTGGAACAAACAAGTCAACCACTTCTTGCGTTAGCTGTGTTGTTAAAACTATAGAAAATATAAAAAAATACTTGCAGGTTTATAAATAGTTTCGTAGTTTTGCTTTAAATATAAATATAAACTTATGAACAGCGTAACAAGAAAGAGGCAAGTAAGATTTTGGGATTACAATATAAACCCAATAACAGGTTGGGTAGAGCGTAGTAGAGAAGAGATGGGCAGGATGTCCAATAAGGCTTTAAAATCTAAAGAGAGAGCTCAGGTAGCTTTTGACAAGTTAAACGAGGCAGGTATATGAAAGTAATATTCGATGCCGATAGTTTAATATACGCTTCTTGCTTTAAGAATCTAACAGATAGAAAAGATAAGGAAGATTTATACGAGACTGATGTTGTAAAAGCTTACGATAAGTTTACACTCAGTTTCGGTAAATTGATAGACTACTTGAATGATATAGTACAAGTAGATGAAGTAGTGTTTTGTAACGGTTCTAAGAATAACTTTAGGAACGCGATTACGGATACATACAAAGCCAACAGAACAAGCAAGAGACCTCCTGTATTGGCAGAGCTACACGACATAGTTAAGAAGTCTTACGATTCTGTTTATGGAGATGGCGTTGAGACAGACGATGTTGTAGCTACATTATGGGCAGAAGAAGTAGAAAAGAATGGTGTGGACTCTGTAATTATAATGTCCTTAGATAAGGATTACAAACAGTTTCCTTGTTGGTTTTTTGACTACCACTACAAACGAAGAGAGCTCACTAAGATAACTCAATCAGATGCGTTGCACAACTTCTACTCACAGATGATTATAGGAGACACTGCGGACAATATAAACTACTGCAAGGGGTTTGGTAAGTCTTATACTATGAAGACGTTTAAAGACTCTAAGAGCGAGTATTCTTTACTAAACAGAACTTACAGGCTGTATAAGGAAATTCACGGAGACAATGCTAAGGAAATGTTTAATGAGGCTAAGTCGCTACTAAAACTAAAAACAGACTGCTATGAGCAAATCAGAAGAAGATAGGTATATTATAGAAATGTATTTTGGCAATGCCTTGCTTGAGATTCAGGATGGCTTACCTAAAGAGATACTTGAAGAGACCTTAGAATACTACGAGGAGTCTGAATTGTATTTAGCTTGTGCTGGTATTAAGAAGGCTTTAGACTGGTACGACACGCACACATTTACTAAGACAATGGTTAAGATAAACGAGATAAAAGAACAAAACAATTTAAACAAAGAAGACAATGATGAATAAAGAATACGATACGATTGTAAAAAAGATAAAAGATAAGTGTAAGTTTGACTTCTTAGAGAAGAGTCGCAATAGGAAACACGTTGAAGCGAGGTCGGTGTTGTACAAGCTTATGGAAATGAGAGGTGTTATCACACAGGCTTCATCAGACTTGATATTAGAAAGAGATGGTGTCTTTTTCGACAGAGTGACTATTAGACATAGTTTGGCTAACTTTGATATTTATTATGACTCCTCTAACTTTGTAAGAGACCTGTATCATTCATTGGATGGTTACTCTAACTTAGAAAGAACTAAGACCAAGTTGGAGATTTATTTATCTGAAGTAGATATAGACAGACATTCGGAACTGCTTGAGCTAATAAAGCCAACAGTAAACTCTTGGAAACAAGCGATAGAGCAAGATGAGAAATACTTTTTTAACCAAAAATAGAAACAAGATGAACAAGCAAATAGCAAAAGAATTAAAACTTTTTACAGACGAGGTGTGTAAAAGATATTCTAACAAGGACAGGACAAACAACTTTAATAACGAAGTCTTCGAGGTGCAGGAGATAATACCCACAAGCGACCACACCGCAACGGTTATCTATGAAAAGAACACAGGCAAAAGAGCTGCTTTCTTCTTTTATTACATAGCTTCATTTAAAAAGTGGAATTACTATGTTCCAACAGATAGTCACATAAATGGGATGAGTGCTTTTGCCAATCAAAAAATAGAGGTAGAGCGACATAATTATAAATACAACTTTTAAAAGCAATAGTATGAACAGTTTAGAGAAATTATTAGAAGTTACAAGAGATTTTACAGGGGAGTTAAAAAAAGTAGAGACAGAAGAGAGAGAGCGTAGACAAAGAATTGTGGAGCAGAATGGAAACTCAGCCTTGCATTACGAAGAGGAAGTAGAGGACAGAAAGTCTATACCTGTGTACTCAGGATGTATTGCTTACTTTCCTGATGCGTTAAAGGAAGTATCTAAGTGTAGTTTAGCGGGACAGAAGCAGCACAATCAAGGCGATAAATTGTATTGGGATAAGAGCAAGAGCAACGACAATTCGGATGCCTTAATAAGACACCTTATAGACCACGAGACAAATCCAGTAGATGATGATGGCGTACTGCACTTGGCAAAGGTTGCTTGGAGGGCATTGGCTGTTCTTCAGATATACTTAGATGGTAGAGAGTAAGTGTTAAAGTTTTGTTAATATGTGGTGCGGTTTATGAATAAAATGTATATTGCACCATAATTAAAAACAAAATTATGAAAAAGCAACTAACATTATTCGGAGAGTTCTTAGTCTACTTAGTTATGACTATGATTGTAATTTACATTGTATTATCCTTCGTATCACTAATTCTTATAACCTTATTAGCATAACAATATGAAAGATATTATACAGGCATTAATAGAGACTATCGAACCACAGTTCCATTCAGAGGCAAGTTGTTCCTCAAGACCAATACCAAATGAGGTTACATTATACTTAGAGAATAACTTACACTTTATAAACATCAACCTTACATTAGATGGTCTATCAGTGTACTTAGAGGTAGATATATGGGAAGGTAACGAAGAATATGTTTTGTCAGAGGATGAATTAGAATGGGTTTACGAGTATGGAAGTGCTTTAATAGATGAAGAGATAGATGCCACCATAGAGGCTTACAATGGGTCTGATGACCACCAAAGCGACCATAGTTATTACATTAGATAAAACAGAACACCTTAATTCAAGTTACCATAGTATGAGTAAATCAGAAGAAATTAAGCCTACGGATGGCAGGAAAGGAAATCAAAGAAAGAAGTCTATACCTAACCTATCTGTACCTGACAACGAAAGGTCTAACAAACCTGCTATGAATACAGCAAAGAAGGACAGGAAGAAGCAGTATGCTAAGAAAGCTATTAAGAATGTGTTTGGTAGCGAGGTCAATGCCTTTGAGAGTTTAGCTAAGAAAGCAGAGGAAGGTAGTTACAATCATATGAAGCTACTGTTGGACTTTGCCTATGGAGATGAGAAGGAGGGCAATGTAACTAAAGTACAGGCTCCTATCATAAACTTCTTTGGAGATAGTGTAGAGGGTAAGAAGATAAAGGAAAAAATAATAGACGTAACACCTGAAGAAGATGAGTAGTAAGATAGACATACACGAAAAGTACATACCTATTTTCAAGAACGAGAGTAGGTATTTTGTTGTTACTGGTGGTAGGGGTAGTGGTAAGTCGTTTGGTATAAATGTATTCCTACTTAACCTAACATATGAGAAAGGACATAAGATATTGTTCTCACGTTATACAATGATATCAGCACACACTTCTATTATCCCTGAGTTCATTGAGAAGATTAACTTGATGGGTGTTCACGAAGACTTTAGAATTACTAAGGATGAGATAATGAATCTTAAGACAGGTAGCTCTATTATCTTTAAGGGTATAAGAACCTCTTCAGGTAATCAGACAGCAGCACTTAAGTCTCTTAACGGTATTACAACGTTTGTAGTGGACGAAGCAGAGGAATTGGTAGACGAGAGTGTCTTTGATAAGATTGACTTCTCTATACGTTCTCAAATAAAGCAGAATAGGGTTATACTAATACTCAATCCAACAACTAAGGAGCATTGGATATATCAAAGGTTCTTTCAGAATGAGAATGTGCTACCCTCGTCCAATATTCACAAAGATGACACAACTTATGTCCACACAACTTACAAAGATAACAAGAAGAACTTATCTGACTCGTTTTTAGGTAGGATATACGAAATGAAGCGGAAGAGACCTGACAAGTATCAGCATCAGATATTAGGAGGTTGGTTAGCTAAAGCAGAGGGTACAATCATAAGAAAATGGAGGGTAGGAGACTTTATACCTACAGAACTTACTTGTTACGGTCAGGATTACGGATTTTCAGCCGATTTAACGACACTTGTGAAGATTTCTATAGATAAGGCTGCAAGAAAGGTTTGGATTAAGGAGATCTACGGAACAGCCAATCTAACTACATCTGATATAGCCTCAAGGAACAAAAATGAGTGTGGTATGGACTTGATAATATCAGATAATTCTGAACCCCGACTTATTAACGAACTTAAAACACTGGGTCT